TTTGTTAGCTCCCGGTCTTCCAATCAATGCCATATACAGGATTGGGCTTTCCAGCCAGCCTTGTTTGATTTGGGCAAGATGCGTGTTACCTATGCCGATCGCTATTGCCGTAAGGATGGCTGCGGCAATGTAGTCGGTAGGGTAGTTATGACATTCGTGTACCTCACGGATGATGCGTTGTATTTTTGCCGGGAATATGCTGATAGGGAATGCCGTACCGGACAATCTTGTGCTTAAATCAATCGCTTCATCAATGATGGATGCCGGATTAATAGAATATTTACCCATAGCCCAATCCATTAAAATTGTACTGATGATTTGGGCTTGTGGCGAACACCGCTTTGCATATTGGCAAGCATCTCCTCGTATGTCTGCTCAGTAGTCTTTCTTCGTCCGTTCTCAATCCAAGCAAGAAGCTCGTCCTCATAGAAATAGAGTTTCTTGCCTTTCTTGTAAGCCGGAAGTAGCCCTTTGCGTACCAATGTATATATGGTAGGCTTGGCTTTTCGGATGATGTGGCAAGCATCATCAATTTCCACCAATACATGTTTGTCAGATGGCTGTGGCTGGAGTTCCGCTACCATCTTTTTCAACTCGATGACCTGTTCGGTCAGATAACCTACCGCTTCGGGCAGCTTATCAAATGTTACTGTTTCTTTTTGCATACGCCAATCGTCTTTAATTGTTCGACGGCAAAGGAAACAGGTGTTTCAATGGTGGAATCATTCACCAAAATATAACTGAAGAATAACTTTTTGATGGTAATAAGTGATGATTACGAGTAATTTAAGTACCTTTGTGTCATGAAATACCAGTGGTTATTAAAGCTATAAAACAAATTTGTCGTTTATGATACCGCAATTTGAAGAAATACGGATACAGGCATTGAAAGAATTAAGTGCTGGAGTTGTTATGAGAGCTAAAGATTTGCGCATTCCTTTGGCTAAGCATTTTGGATTGACCGATGAGGAAATGAATGCTTGGTATCCTTCTGGTAATGGCGAAATATTCTTAGACCGTATTTCGTGGGCTTTATCGTATCTTTTTATTGCAGGTCTTGTAGAAAAGCCCCAAAGAGGTGATTATAAAATCAGCGAAAAGGGACTGTCTATGCTTTCTTCATGTACAGAGGAACAAATAAATAAGTTCATCAAAGTAACTGTGAATGCGAAAACTCCGAAGAAAAGTTCTAAAAATAAAGATGCTAACAATGCTTTTTCCCATTTGGAAAATGATGATGAACGTACGCCGGAAGAAGAATTGGCAGATTCGTATGATAGAATAAAACAGAATGTGCAATCTCAGATTCTGACAACAATATTAAGTAAAAAACCACAAGAATTTGAACGGTTAGTTGTGAAATTACTTCAAGCAATGGGGTATGGTGGAGAGGTCAAAAACTCAGGTATCGATGCAGAACGTGAAATTTGATGTGTAACTTGTTGATTGTTTTGTGATTATTGCAAACATTGAAATTGGCGAGCAACAGACCAGCAACAGAATTGAAATAGCTATTATTGAATAGGTTGAATAATATGGCAAAGATAGTGATTTCAAAGTTACTTTCTAAATTGGCAAGTAAGGTTACTTTCTGTCCAGTATAACGTCCGTGATAATTTCGCCTATTATTTCTGACAGGTGTTGGATATAGGCACGGAAAAGGGCGGTATTGCCGCCCTCTCCTTTTATTTGTAACTGTTCTTTTTGTCTGCCGTGAATAGGTTTTTATAAACGGCAAACTCTACTTCGAAATAGCAACTGTCGATTAATTCAGATGCAGCGTGTGGGTATAAAACAAATCGGACGACATCATGGCCGTCATCCCCGGTTACTCGTTTTAGAACCATGAAATATAACAGGGGGTATTCCGATTCCCAATAGCGGTTTGCATAATCTTCTCCGTTTGTTCGTGCGTATGATTGATACATTGTTTCAGCGGACGAGCAGAGAGTTTCACCGAGCGATAGGAAAAACGGGAATGAATACTCGGCGTGCCCTTTGAACATTTTGTGATAGAACCGAGGTGTTATTGTAACTGTATCGTTCGGGCGGATATTGCTCATGCGGATATAGTCGTTCTCAGATATGAGTGCTGCCATTATAGTCCGAGATACAATCCATTCGGTTTGTAATACAGGGTAACGCCAACTGTACTCTTTGAAATCATAAAAAAGGTATCGTCGTCCTGCATATTCCCCGATGAATAGACTGTTGAAATTATCGACGGCAACTCCTTCGCCGAGATAGACGAGCGTCGTATTTTTACGGCTTACCCATTTCCCCGTTTTTCTGTCTTGTTGCCAATACAAAGCCGATTTTATTTCTTTTGATTTTTCCGATAGTTGTGCTGGGGCGGCATTGATTCTATCCTGTGCTATACTGCTGGCCGATGTTACAAGAACAGCCAAAAATACCATGAATATCTGTTTCATATTATATGCTTGTTTTTAAGATTAAATTCTCGACTTTTTCCAATCGTTCGAGGTATTCCATTTCTGCCGGAAATATCTCTAACGCCCTTAAAATTACCCGTCTTTCATTGTGGTAATCTCCCTGCTTCCGGTATAGTATCATTAATCGTTTGTAGGCGTGATGTGCAGAATATCCGAGAGCTATATTGGTTTCATATGTGGTTATGGCGGCCTCGATTTTCCCTATTTTTTCATAGGAAATTCCCTTGTTGTTGAGTTCGACACAATGTCGTAGAGATGCTCCACGCTTGCGGTTTTTGGCTCGAATCTCGGATAATTGTTCCCGTGTGATTGAACTCGCAAGACCCTGTTTTGCGGCGGGAGGAGATTTGGTTTGTCGCTTTGAATTATAGATGCCTTGCAGTATGCCTCCGATAGCGGCGACAATAACCCCGAACAGAATGAGATAGAAGAATGTGCCCATATTTTGTCGTTTTGGCGGTACTATCGCCTTGACAGGGGCACACAAAAAAGTGTGGGCGTCCTTGGTTGGTTTAGAGGCATCGCCAAACGCCCGAAGTCTCAACAAAGGAAACGCCCACGTGTATCACGTAGGCGTCCACCATTGTTCCTGAGACCTCTAAAAAATTTGGCGATTTTCTAAACCTCAAAACAATAGCAAACGCTATATTACAATAATTCAGCCCAAATATAAACAAAGTTTTTGATTCGGGATTGATTCATAGCGGAGAATATTGTTGCGATGTTAGATAAATCGCCGAATAATGGCGAAAATCTTTTTTCTGAACGTTATCACCAATAATGCAACCACAATCCAAAAGCCTTTTATCTGTGTCTGTTGCCACCATGTCAATTCCCTTTCAACCTGCACGGGCTTTTCTACGATTCTATCCCGATACACGATACTATCCCGATAAATTATCTCTTTTTCGGTCGGTACGGGCTTTTTCTGTGGCTTATTTGTCAGCGAGTGGAATAATGCCACGTCGGGTGTTATTCGGGCGTCAGAAGTGGCAAAGGACGTTTCCAAATGGCTTGTTGTGTCCCGCACGGTCTCCCGCACGATTTCCACAGGGACGTCCATATAGACCGTATCGAGTACACGTTCGTATCGAACGACGGTTTCCACCCGAATACTGTCGGAGGTAGTAGTCGAAAGGTGGCGGCACGGACAACATGCCGTAACCGCCAAAATGAAGATGAGCAATAGTTGTTTCATTACGCTGAAAATTTGATGTCGTTGATTCTATTTTTCCAACCTTTAAGGAACCGGCCTTGCGTCGGGTTGCGCCGCACAATGTCCTCTACGAACTTGATACGTTCATCTTTGATTCGGACAAAGAACTCGGCAGGGTTTTGAGAGTTGAGTGCCGCCATTGTCTTGGAGCCAACGATGCCGTCCACGGCTACACCCAATATCCGTTGCGGAATCTTGATGCCGTGAATTCCAGATGCCCACACCCAATCCACGAGAATGTTGGCGACCGATTGATTTTTGATTTGGTCGGCCTGCCACCTGTCCCAATAACCGGATTTGAAGATGTGCAACCATTGAGCGTCGGTAATACGCTTCAACTGCTCTACGGATGCGTCTTTTCCGTAAAATTGTCGGAATGTTCCGATTGTGATACCTTTGTTTGTTGCTCCACCTCTATCGAGAGGGTCGTTTACGAATCCACCCTCCCATTTCAGGATAAAGGGCTGCAATAGTTCTGCTCGTGCCATAATTATTTGTATTCGGGTAAAATGTACTGAATGTGGTCGGCCGCCTCTTGCAACTGCTGCCGCAGGGATGCCGGTTGTAACTGCTGCTCGTGGGTGAAACCGCAGAAGATAGACCCTATCCAATCGTGTTCGTCGTCAGTCAGCCGTTTCACGACAACCGAGCAACAGCCGTTCGTCGTCATGATAGCCCGTGCTCGTTTATCTTTGACCTCGGTATCGATATTGCGATAGAGAAGAAAATCACGAGCGGATAGTTCGGCGGAGAATGCTGCCACATCCGACATTGGCAGCCGTTGTACGTTCGGCTTCATGGCAGATACGCCGTTTCGTTTCACTTCCAAACTGACTGACAAAAACAAATTGTTCACGAGTGGGTGCGGTTGGACAATATATACACGGTCGGCCTGCAATTCGTGCAGGAGCTGCCACAGCACACCGTATATTTTGGCGATATTGTCGCTGCGCTTGACTGACTTTACCTCTTCTTCGGCTTTCCACTTTTCGATTTTGAGGTCAGTCAGCTTGTTCTTAGCATACTGATTATATGAAAACCAAGCCGATAAAATGACGGCTATCGAACTGATAATTGCAGGTATATTCTCCATAATCCTATTTTATTTCCCACAAAGGTATTGAAATGATTGTATTATAATCATATTTTTAGATGAAAATTAAATTAATAATGCTTCTAACGCATTGATTTTATCCCGTATATTTTGGCGTTGATCGTGCAACTTTTCAATATCATACGGTGAAGTTGCTCGTGTTAAGGACGCTTCATAGCACTTGATGATTTTGTAGTCGCTATTCGATAATTCGGCTTTTAATGCTTCGATTTCTCTCCGCACTTTTTGAGTATCGAATACCGGTTTGTAATGATAAGCAATCCGGTTGCCAGCATCATAGGGCATGATGCGCACAACATATCCGTCCTCGCATTGTAATCGAGATTCATCAAGTCGCTCGACCGGTTTCCAGCCGTTGGCCGACAACTTCTTTATTTGTTCCTCGACGGTAATCGTTCGGCTTTTTATTTTACCGTCGGTATCTCGATAGCGTTCCTGCTGTTCTTCGATATTCCGAGATACGAGGTAGCCTGCATCGTTTATATATCCGTATTCTGTCATAATTCTGATAAGTTAAAATTTCCACCGGCTGACTAACCAAGCCTCCTTTTTCACGTCGTTCAAATAAAAGATAGCAAAGGTGAATTTTGCTTCCCAACCCTCCGGCACATCGTAGTAATCATTGGCACTGATGTCATCAAAAATGAATTGCCCTGTCCGAGCGCGGAAACGCATACCGCCTTGACCTATCTGTTTGGCGAAAATTACCTTTCCTTCCATTTCGCCGGTAGGTAGATAAACAGTAGCAGTTTTTCCTGAATTAGAGAAACCGAGGCATTGGGTATATCCGTCGTACAGATAGTATGTTCCTGCATCTCCGATGTATTTGGGGCGAAGAATAAGGCCTGCGGCCATCAAATCCCAAAAATAGCCGCCATAGGCAGGGGCATTGCCTGAATTGGACGCTCGTCCGTAGACGCCTGCTATAATGGTACTCTCTTTCTCGAACATCCAATCATTGTTCACGTTTCCAAACCCCAGCCCGACAACTGCTCCGTAGTGTGTATAGCCAGTCGATATGGGCAGGGCATTAGTTTTGGCATTGTTACAAAATACCCCGCTTGCAGAAAGATAGGCAACGCCATTATCGTTTCTTGCCGAAACCTCACCCAATGCGGCATCAATGTCGATCTCCGAACCATCGTTGTCGAGCGAATAATCCCCGCCGGTCGATGTTGATTTCAGGTGAATTTTCCCCGTCTTGCCATTCAGGTACATTGCTGGGACGTTCCCCGATTTCATCGTGGATTTGATAACCTCGTCCGAAAAATAGAATCCGGCAATCAAGGCTTCGCCGATGACTTTAAGCCGTTCTTTGATTGTGGCATTGCTCATTATCAGCGTGGCGAGTTCTTCATTATTCCAGTCTATGTAAACGCCATTCGTGCCTATACGGACGGCATTTTTCAGCAGGTCGATGAAACTTTTGCCGTCGGAGCTGACAATTCGGTCGGTCGTGATACGTCCCGGAAGAATTTCCGTGAAACCATATAACGAAGCATAACTCCGTTCGCCGTCGAACTCGCTGTTCAGGATTCCCATAAGCAGGTAATAGGAATCGCTTTCAGCGTTCATGGGTTTCGCTTGTTCGCTGATGTAGAACACGCCTGTTTGATTGGTGCGGCTAACTTTGGCATAGAGGTAGTATTTGCTATCCACGGCAGTTAATGTCGGCGTCTGAAATGCAGGTAACGACCAAAATTTGTACTCGCCAACTGCATGACTTGCCGATATAGACGTAATGCCGAGTGTCAGGTGTTGGACAATTCCGGCCGGAACGGACAAAACTTTTCGCTCCTTATCGTAGGCCACTTCGTGAACAACCGGCATCGGGTTTGTCATGCTGTTTACGAAGCGAAATTGCAGGCTTTCGTCCCCGACGAGCATAGCCATTGTCTGTACGGCAACGGGGTTTATGGATTTCGAGAAGTTGTCGAGTAGGGCATCGCCCAACATTTCGATAGTTTCCAACGAATCCCGATAGCGACGTTTAGTGAATTGTAAAGCCTCTTTGTGGAGGGTGTCCATAACGACCTCGTTGCTTTCGATTTTCCGCAAGTCGCTCGATACCGTTCGTCCGACGGTAGAGTTCGACAATTCGATTTCGGGGCTGTGGGGATTGTTGATGTAATCCTTTATCCCGATAATCCTGACAAGAACTCCCTCCGGTTGGAATCGTTCGTCGGCAAATTGAACAAATCCCCCCAATTTTATCCGCCCGCCTATATTGAGCCAATCTTTCTTTGCCCATATTCCGTCCAACTCGCCGGTGAACGTGAACTTCTGTTCCTCATTATCATACAGGTACTTCACTCCCTGTCGGAACATATCCCACGATGCTCCGGTTTTTGTGGCGTTGTCGCAGATGTACGCAGCGGGCAGCATACAATGAAATACGGCGTATGTATCTCCGACTTTGGGTATGTAATTCCCGCCTGGCATTGTTTCTCCGTCTATGTCCTGCGGAACGATTTCAAACCGGCGGGCGGCTTTCCCTCCGGTGGCATTGTGGATATACTTTGCCTCGAATTCTTTTCCGGCCAACATTCCCGTCTGTGGAATGATTGTCAGCGTTTCACCCGCTATCAGACACTCTTCGAAATTCAACGAGGCAGGGATGCTGTTATCCACGATGTCGTAAAAATGCTTGTTGGCATCAACTACCGTAACGGCACTGATCGTCCCCACGCGGGAGGGGTATATTTCTGTGCAATCAAGGCTATCTTCTGCCTGTGAGGATAGCGGTTTATCGGCACGACGGATTGAGAACCCGTCCGCATCCGTTTGGTAGGTTCGTGCCTTACTGCTGTTAAATTCCTGCTCGCCCTCAAAGTGCTCTCCGTCGAATCGGATTGTTTGGTTTTTGGGCAACAATAACTCGGAGCCACCGTATTGGCTGGCGTCTATATTTCGCTCCCCGCCTTGAACATACAGGATTTCGATAGGTGTAGAATCTTCGTAGTTAGAGCGTCCGATACCGGGCTTAAATCCATTCCCTTTGCCATACGACAACGGCAGCGGATTGTCTCTGTTGTACTCGACTTTCCATAATGACACCTGCTTGCCGACAAATTCATATTCCGTTTCCCACTCATCCGCCATTTGAGATAGTGCGTCTATGCAATACGCATGGTTGTACGATATGGCCTTTTCAGGAGCATCGATACACCGCCCGATAGTCCAACCGCTGTCCCGTTGGTTCATGTTATCCACGAACATTTGCAGGTGTTCGATAGGCTTGGCTGTCAGAGGAAATTTTAGCCGTCTATCTACGGGGTTCCTAAATTTCCACTTGCCCGCCTTTGCCTGTGGCGAATCGAATACGACGGTGTACTCGAAATAGCGGCTGTGCTTCATTTTCAGGCTTTCGGGCTTTTCGAGCGTATAGGTCTCGTTCTCATAGACACAATACGCTCCGACAGGTATTTCGACGTGTTCTGCCAGCGAAAAATAGAGCGTTAGATTATGGTCGCCTTTAATTGCCCTATATCGGTAGCTGTTGTCATCAACCTGTATGTCGAGTATTTCGGTATTGTTATGGAAAATCTTCATCACGTAAATTGGTATATCTTCCCGTTGCCACACTTGGTGCAGCGGATTGTGGTTATAAACGGAAATTCCTCTTTGGGAATTTGGTCGAGAACACTTTTAATGGCGGATGAGTTTGTGAAGAACTTACCCTCTGTTCCGTTCTGCGTGAACTTAATGAGGTAGCGTCCCTCCCCGTGTTGCGTTTTCATTCCGGGGATAAAGTCGATAACCTCTATTTCGCTGTTCAGAACGTCCGTGATAGACACCTGTTGGCAGTTGAAAATCTTGCGGTCGTCTTGCTGTGTGATGCCGAGTTCGCTGAAACGCTTTGCCATATTACCGGATATTAAGAGTTTCACAATCGTCGTCGATTTGACGTTTGATAGCTGCTCGCTCGGCTAAAAAGGCTTTGTATGCAGCGATTTTCGGCTGGGCGTCGGAACTTGATTTCGCCCCGTAAATGCCCATTGATGCAGCATTGTAGTCGTTGATAAGTTTCTGCTCGTAATCCCTCGGCCATAGGTGGTTGATTACAGCCTCAGTCAGTTTGTCGCTCGTTACCGTACCCCACACGACAACTTCCTGACACTCCCATTTCGTTGTGGTTTCTTCCGTGTCAGTTCCGGCAGGAATTTCAACTTCTTTAATGTCCCAACGGTAGGTGTAAGAACCGTCCCCGTTTGCCTCATAGATAGAGGGCTTTTTGTCATAGGTTGCCATAGAAATTCGGTTTAATTATGGTTTTCAATAAATGTTTTGAATTGCTGTGCTTTGCCCAGCCGAGCCAACTGCACACACCTTGTTTGTAGTCTTTGGCAGATAGGTTAGGCTGCTTGTTGAGCCGGGCGGCAGCACGGCAAAAATTCTTTTTGATGCTCTTGCGAATTAGCTTGTGTTCATGGTAAAAAACAAACCCTACGAAATCCAATCCTCGTCCGTGCTTATCGCTACGGCTTTTGGCGATAGGAAATACCTGATAATTGGCCTTAATCGTCAAATGCAGGTTATCACGGAGGTAGGTATCTATCCGTGTAAGTAAATCATGTAGGAATGCTTTGTCCTTATGTAGAAAGACCATGTCGTCGGCGTATCTGAAATAATATCTAACACCAACCTCCTCTTTTATCCAATGGTCGAAGTATGCGAGGAACAAGTTGGCGAAATATTGGCTTAAATAGTTGCCGATAGGGACACCGGCAGCGCTATCTATGATTTGGTCGAGTAGAGCCAGCGTGTCCGTGCATTTTATTTTTCGGCGCACGATTTGTTTCAGCACATCATGGTCGATACTCGGATAGAATTTCTTTACGTCGATTTTCAAGCAATATCGGGTGTTTTCTACGTCTTTCAATGCTTTGTCCACTTTCTGCATACACCCGTTTATACCCCTGTTTTTGATGCAGGAGAACGTGTCCGTCGTGAATACCGAAACCCATATCGGTTCGAGAATGTTCATTATTGCGTGATGAACGATTCTGTCAGGGAAATACGGCAACCGGTATATCTCCCGCTCTTTGGGGTCTTTGATGATGAATGTTTCGTACTGTGATGTTTTGAACGTCTTATTTTTTAGTGCTTCGTGCAAAGCGAGAATATTGGCCTCACGGTTTTTGTCGTGGCGACGTACTCCGTAAGAGCGCAGTTTTCCTCGTCTCGCTTTTTGGTCGGCGAGCTGGAGATTTTCTACTGCGATAATCTTGTCATATAAATTTCCTATCCGTTTCATTGCTTTGCTTTTCATACTTGGAGCCGTCGGTTTCCCTACCAGCACCTTTTTGTGGTTCGTGTTTTTTTGCCAAGAGGCAAGGTCGTCGTTCTATATTTTTGTTTCTTATAACCTTGAAAATCAGAGGTGAGAGCCGATGTTCGCATTCGTATTCGAGGGGGTGTTATTCGA